CCATCATTTTCATATCGCGTTCAAGCAGGGCTATCTCCATTTTGAACTGTCGCTCTGCCTTAGCCTCCTCAGCCTTGAACTGTATCTCCGCCATATCGGCCTGCTGATTCAATTGCGCTTTTGCCAGATCACCTTCCGTCCGCACCTTAGCCACGTCCAAGCCACCCTGCACCCGAGGGTCAGCTGGCGGTGGTTGCTTCGCAAGAGCCCTTTTATTTGCTTTTATTTTTTCTTCCGGCAACATGACATCAAGATGCTTGGCCATGAAATATTTCCTGATTGCCCTTTCCCAATCTATCATCGCAGCGAGTTCTTTGTCTTCTCGCAGAGACATGACATCCTCTAAAGTTTCCGCCTGTTGGTCTCTCGACAGAAGGACCGAGGTCCCCCGGGCGTCAACTTTATAATCACCCTTGATCTTGTCGTCCGGATGATACTGCATATTGTAATCGTAATATCTTGTGAGATGCCTCTTGGTCATGGCGTCATCCCAAAGCCGGACCCTGCCGCGGAGCGCGATATTATTGCTGTCTACCATGATGTTCGTCGCGCCCAGGGTTTTCGGCATCTGCATCTTTTCACCCTGGAAGATGAGAGGGAGGGTCGTCTCCAGGTCAAGGAATTTGAGCGCCAGCATTATGATCCTCTCGAGCTCCTCCTGGTTATTTTTGAGTTGGAACTGGTTGAAAGCCTTCTTCACGTCGTCCTGGTCTCCCAGTGCCCACCATATTTTTTTCCCGGTTACTTCCCACACGCCGTCGGCGGGCTCAACGCCCTTCCCTACCACCACATTCGCCCCGCTCGAATCCCCCGCGTTGTCCATCATCGCCCGAAGCGCTGCCGTGATAACCCGCTGCATCCAAATTCCCTGCCGGGGGACGCCCGAGCCCCACGGGATGCCGGATATTTGTGTCCATTGGAAAAAATCATAGGGTATCTCCCCGGTGTCCATCGGGTTTAACACAACTTTTATTGGCCGGTCATTGACCATCACGACACATGCCGAAACACTGGAGCCGAGATATCTCGAATCCGAACAGTCGCACCCGATGGCCTCAAGGTCGTCCTTGTCAAGGTCGCCGTTGTACTCCCACTTCTCGTAATGACTTCCTTTATCGGCTTTTTGGTACAGAATTGAATATGGGTTGTCTTTCGTGTCTGCGATGGCGAGCCGTTGAGGCTTTTCGCTTAACGCTGCCAGTATTTGCTCTTCGAAATACCCAGGCACCCCGATCAGGCTTCGCAATTCCCTTGGCAGGATTGATTCCCGATCCCACATAAAGGCCATTTTGCTTGCGTCTTCTCCACACTCGGGGTCCGGGAAGGCGTTCCATGGGTCGATCGCCCTCGAAATCGGCCGCATATTTTCCGCCGCCTTGAGAACCCTGACCTTCGTCCCGCTGTCCTCGATTGTCTGCCATGTCTTTTTCAACGACTTGATGACGCACGGCCCCTTGAGTATCCCCGTCCCGAGCCTAACGGCATACCTGATGGCTTTCCGACTTTCGGTGTTAAATCCACACTCCGTAAGTTGGTCGTCTATCACCAGTTCCATGGCGGACATTCTTTTATCAGCCACGTCGTTGATGGCCAGGGCATAGTCTGCCTTCGTTGATGGCTCGCCGGCTGCGTTGGTAATCGGCTTCGTGTCGCCCTTGCGTTTGACGATAGTTTCATCATCCATCGCATCGACAAGTTCGGGAACCGGCGTCCGTTTTAGGCCCCAGTTTTTATCGTCGGTCGGTAAGAGTATATCCGAGAAACGGCCCTCGGCCGTCTCGCACTTCCCGCGCAGGATATTTGCAATGACCCTCGATCTCTTCGGCCCCTTATTTGATGTCATGGCCGGCGCGTTCTCGGTCGCGTAATCGATCATCCTTGTCCGCAGCTCCGCCTCGTCCATCCCGTCGAATGCTATTTCGTCCTCTCGCCATCGTTGTTCGATCCCGCACGATGCGCGGTGAGACACCGCAGCCTCCCGCTTCTTCACCAGGCTGGAAGATAACCGCTCGATTGCCTGCATCATTTCAATCTTTGTCCTGAGCGCGTCGAGTTCTTCCGGATTGATTTCGCTGGTATCATCCGAAGACATTGCCACCCCGCCTTCAGGCACCGGGTCCTCGTCATAAAACGATTCTTTGCGATATCTCTTTTTGAGCTCGTCTTCGTAGCTGTCCATGTCAATATCCCACTGCCACGTCGAGCGCGCCGTAGCTGTGCGCGATGTATGGCCTTGGCTTGTCGATATGATTTGTCATTGAATCTGCGTTGGTTGCGATGTACCGCAGATTGTCCCCGCCATGAGAGAACGCGTCATGCATCGGTGCGCCGGCCTGGAGTGTTGCCTGGTTTATACTTCTCCTGTACCTTACCAGGCATTCTATCAATCGCTCACAATTCTTTTCGTCAATATAAAACCGCGGGAACCGCTCTCGTGTGATCCTGATTCCGTCTTCAATTCCTAGGGACGACACGTCTGATTTTTTGGCGCATACCCATCCCTGCTTTTTCATTATCTCCTCTGCCGAATCCTGGCCTTTAGATGTTTTCGAGAAACCGTCGGCATGCGGCAACCAGACTTTGCCCCAGTTATATTTCAGACCCCGAAGCTCCGAAGCAATGGTTGACAGTTTTTCCCTGATGAATTCCTTGTACCAAATAACCCGGATCTCGGATGTCATGCGCTGAACGATCGAAACGGCCATGGCATCTCCGAAGCCAAGGTCGAATACAACATGGGCTGACAGCATCGAATCGTAAGGCACGTTGCGTATCCGGTGGGAGCGGCGCATTGCTTGAAGTTCCTCGAAAAAGATCGCTCCTTCGACGGCGACCTTACACTCTCCTTCCCAGATATTGAGATAGTCTGTCGGGTTGGTTCGCAGACAATGAAGGCGCTCGGCTTGCAGTACGGCGTTGAACCATGGATTGTCGCGCCAGGACAACTTGACGACCACGGAATTCTCGGGGGGATTCTTGACAAATCGTTCGTATGTCGGATCTGTTTCGAGTTCAGGGTTGAATGATATCCAAATTTCAGAATCTTCTTTGCGAATTGTTGGTGTCAAAATGTTCCATGAGCGGTTGCTAATGGTTTGCCCTTCCTCGACCCAACAGATATCGCACCCTTCGAAAGACTTTATGGAGGTGACGGTGTGTGTGGCGAGGCCGGAAAAGAGAAATTCTGTACCGTTGCTCCCGCGGATTGTCTGCTCCAGGACCTCATATTTACTGGTAAGACCCAGCCGAACGATCTGATCTTTGAGCACGCGATGGACAGAATCCCGGATTGAGTTTTGAACCTCCCGGGCGCATAAGACTCGAATTTTTTTATTGATGCCGAGTAGCAGGAGCGCCATTGAACAGGCCCAGCTTTTGGTCCCTCCCCGGCCCCCATATATAACCTTGTACCGGTGTGGTTGGAAAAGAAAATTCAGTTTTTCCGGGAATTCAACTGGTGTCATTTATCTGTCCCATCCATTAACGCCTGAACCTCAGAATTAATTGGAACGTCAGGGCTGCCAACAAGCACAATCGGAATATGGTCTATAACTTCGCCATCCTTACCTGTCAGGCCGTGCAATAACTTTTCGGGCGGATAGTCACCCCTAAGCCGGTGGGCATCCTGGCGGGCTCGCTGACGGGTTTGCCAATCGATTTCGTCAATGGCAAGAAGCGTGTCTCCGTCGCCGAAAACTTTGGCGCCTTCCTTGTCGTAAGATAGGGTTCCACTGGTTGCAATAATCCGAATACCTTTTTTTAATTGACCTTTTTTAGTTTTTGGCAACTGCTCAACCCCAACGGCGCCTTTGATTTTTTGCAGAATGGTTTTTTTAGATTTAAGTTCGGCTTTGAGCTGCTTGGCCAAAAAAACATTGGTGAGCCCTTGCGCTTCAAGCTGCGGAAGCATGGAATCGATACCATCTAATTCTTTGATCGAAATAGGCATAGATACCCAATCGTTTAAGATGATTCTAATTAACAGATTACATAATAATATAGGTCATTTAGATATGTCAAGGGGGGGTGTTGTGCAATAGGAGGAGTGTTACAAGTGGCGCGCAATAGGAGTGTTGCTAAATGCACTTAATTTCATTTTTTTTAAATTGTTTTAGAATTTTGATTATATCATCTCGCCCTTCGCTGCTTTATGGGCAACCCATTTGATCAACCGCGATGGAAATGCGTAAATCTTTTTTTTCCTGGGCCTCCCTTCCATGCGATAAAATATAACGCCGGCCGATATCAATTCTTTTTTCCATTTTGGAGTATGAAACTTCCGAAGGGACCATCCAAGCATTTTTATAATATCTTTAACATTAACTGCTATTTCTACTTCGGACATATTGTAATCCCCTTTTTATAAGCCCTCTTGGCCCGTTTATACAAATTTCGATATCCTGTGCAAATTATGCCTTTATCAGACATCGTATATCGTGTGAGCCTGTGGGCGTTATCGCCGTAGATTTTTCGCCTGATTGCTTTCGCTGTTCTTCCATTCATGGTTTTCCCTCCTCTCCGGGATCGCTTTCAACCGCCCCTCGGGTGATCCAATAATGTTTGCAGTGGGCGTTAAAACCGGCCCAAACCTTGTACAGGCAAAACAACTGCCCCCCTGCCATGACCACCAATACAGCTAGCCTGAGTGCTATATATGTCTTACATAGCACAACGACAAGGAATAAGATCCCGCCAAAGACCACAAATATGGTCGTCGTTAAGATGGCGGCGCCAACGGCACACCAGGCGTTTCTTTTCATTTTCCCTTCCCTCCATTCTCTGCAACCTTCATTTTCGCCTCCAAGGATTTCATAATATTCAGACTTAAATACATTGTTAAGATATGCGCTTTAATTATTTTCATATTTCCCTC